ATGAAAAAAATCATACTCATTATCACGATGGTAGTGTCTACGCTCATCATGCAGGGGTGCAAACAAGGTATGGATTTACAACCGCAGGATTACTTTGAAGGAAAGCAGCTGGACATCGCCAACATCATCTACGAGGGTGACAGGCAAAAGCTGGATAAGGTTTTACCGACGGTAAGCAAAGAAACGTTAAATCGGCCGGCCAAGGCGGAGATGACGTTGCTATTCTGGGCGATAAATAACGCTATCTTTGACAAGAACACGCCAGAGCGGCTCAAGATCATTACGGATCTGGTCAAGGCAGGGGCAGACCCACTGCAGCCAAGGCCGGAAGGGAGAAGTAGCCCCGCTGAATTTGTTATGAAAGCAGATAAGGGAATCTGGATAAAATCCATGTTAGATGGGGGCTCTCTCCTAATGCAAAAGATAAAATCAACAATAAGCCAATTATATTTAAAAGTATTCTTGCGAAGAATACAGAGACATTAGAGGTCATGTTGGATTATGGTGCGGATATAAATATAAGAAATTCACTGGGTGATACGCTGCTCATCGATGCTTTAGACTATCACTCCTATGACCACGTCATTCTTCTTTTAGAAAAAGGTGCCGATAGCGATATAAGAGGCAACTCGGGTTGGACGATGGGTAATCAACTGCAACGGCTGATTAATAGAAGCCCGGACGGCAGTGAGGCGAAAGAGTCTCTTGAGCGCATCAGAGACGAGCTAATTAAGCGTGGCGGGAAATGGCCGCCTGCTCCTGTCAGTAAATAAGCCATTCTCAGTATCCCAAGGGTGTAGATGGATACTGATACGGTAATAAAGCAAAGTTGGGCCGTGGTTATGTTAAAAATGGAGATGGCATGAGGCACAGCGCTCTTATCATTATCATGTTGCTGTCGATGCTCATGATGCAGGGATGCAAACAAGGTAGGGATCTACAACCACAGGATTACTTTGAAGGAAAGCAGCTGGACATCGCCAAGATCATCTACGAGGGGGACAGGCAAAAGCTGGATAAGGTTTTACCGACGGTAAGCAAAGAAACGTTAAATCGGCCGGCCAAGGCGGAGATGACGTTATTATTCTGGGCGATAAATAACGCTATCTTTGACAAGAACACGCCAGAGCGGCTCAAGATCATTACGGATCTGGTCAAGGCGGGAGCAGACCCATTGCAGCCAAGAGCTGAGGGGGGGAGTAGCCCAGCTGAATTTGTTATGAAGGCGAATAAAGGCGTATGGATACAAGCTATGTTAGAGGGTGGGCTCTCTCCAAATGCCAGAGATAAGGTTCATAATCAACCCATTATATTTGAAAGTTTTGATGCGGCGAACACCGAGACATTAAAGATATTAATTGCATACAAAGCTGATGTTAATATCAAAGGCGCTATGAGCCGAATGCCATTAATTAATGCGCTGTATAACAGCAGCCCTGAGCACATTGAGGTTCTTTTGGCTCATGGCGCTAACCCCTTAGCCAAAGATGATTTTAATGACAGCTTCCTCTCGCTGATTTCTGCGGAAATAGCCAAAGGGGATAAGAGCAATGCGTATATAAAAAAGCTAATTAAAATTAAAGAAAAAATAAAACAGGTGGATTAGTTCGCCTCGATTCTCATGGGGGACAATGTTGGCACTTCCCCCAGTGCACTATCATGACGTGATGGCATACAGGAAGATGAGAGGATGAGCCAATAAAGAGCAGCCAGCCGGTGGTGACGAGAGTGGTGCTGTTAAGAGCCGTTTTTGGCGCCACCGAACAGTGGCGAATCCACAAGCAGCGTTTCTACGTTGAAACCGGCGCATCGAAATGGATGCTGGCGTCCACGCTAAAAGATAGGATGCTTTATGTCTGACGACGAGGCAGCGACAGCAGGTATTGCGGGCTGTATCAGGCAACAAAAAACCCGATTTCCTCACCACAATAATAAAATCAATAAGTTAATTGTTTTTTAAGGAGTTTCTATACCGGTTAAGGGTGAGGAAATGCGGGCATTGCCAACCTATGCCGCCACTTTGTCGCCACTTGGCATCGTCGCCAGCGGATTGAATTGCAAGGCTGTTTCGAGGTGTTCTGGCGCAAGGTGAGCATAGCGCATCGTCATCTTAATATCATGATGGCCAAGGATACGTTGCAACACCAGAATGTTGCCGCCCGACATCATAAAGTGCGCGGCAAAAGTATGGCGTAGCACATGGGTTAGCTGGCCTTTGGGCAATTGAATGCTGGTGTTTTCGAGTGCGGCCATGAATCGGAAATAGCATTCGCTGAAAAGTCTGTCCTCACCCCGTGCTACCAGCTTCTTATACAGTGTTTTGCTGATCGGCACGCTGCGGTTCTTTTTGCCTTTGGTACGGATGAAGGTGATCTTATGCGGTGTTATCTGTGACCGGTTAAGGTTTTCCGCTTCTCGCCAGCGTGCGCCGGTGCTGAGACATACCTCGACCACAAGCGGCAAATCAGTATCTCCTTTGCTGCAGGCTGCTAATAGCTCCGTGATTTGTGCGTGGGTAAGCCACGCCATTTCCTTTTCTGCGACAGTAAACTTACGCATGTTCTCTAGCGGATTGGGCTGGTTCCATTCGCCTAACCGCGCTAGCTCGCTGAACATGCCGCTTAGGTAGCTTTGTTCAAGATTAACGGTGACTGGTTCTGCACCGTTCTTCCACTTCTCGGAAAAGTAGATTTCACCTGACAAACGTTTATCGCGGTAATGTGCGAAGTCTTTAGCGGTGAAGGTGGTAGCAGGGGGATCGCCTAAGGCTTCAATCACAAGGCATAGTTTTTTGTAGGTACGTTCACCTGCGGTCAGGGATTGACCATGCAGGTTGTACCAAAGTTTGGCAACCTCACTTAGCTTGCGGCGATCAACCGCCTCGCCTAACCATGGCTTATTGTCTACTTGCTCCATAGTGAAGCGTTCAAACGCTAAGGCTTCACCTTTGGTTGCGAACTGCTTACGTACCCTGCGACCTTCGCGGCCAGCAGGGTAGCACTCACATAACCACTTACCGGATGATTGTTTACGTACAGCCATTGTAGCCCCTCTAATATTAGACTACATTTAACTGTGCATCCATACAGTAGTCAATGTGCGATTTTTGAGTAAAAATACATTGCTAGTTATTTTGGTTTTGGTATGTAGGTATAAATGTCGTATTCTTCTTGTGTAAATATACCAGACCCATGGCTGAACATAAGACCTTCTTGGCTAGGTATTAACGACCTGAATATACAATTATATATGCAGTTTTCACGTGAATGACGGTAGTCGAAAATTGAATCATAATTAATTATATCAAAATCTTCTGTTGGACCAATTACCTCAATCAGTTTTGTTGACAAGTATAATGATGAGTTTAACATGTCCTTGAACTCTTGCTCGGTATGAAATGGCATCACTATTTTAACGTTAGTCGATGATTCTTTGACAAGGGTCATGTATCCATTCGTAGATTGGATGGCGCTAGTCGAAAACTCAATCAAGCTACATAACTCATTCATTTTCATCCATAGCTTACCAAAATTCATAGCAAACGCCACGGTGGGAGTGCTAGATCTTTCTGTGCCTGCGCTAATTAAATTAGCATCCGCAATTAATGATTCAATTTCATCTATTGTGCTAACTATCGAGTCAATAAATGAATATTGTGAATCAATCTCAATCCCATTCGAATACGAAGATGAAGGGAATATCTTCCTATATAATGAGAATGGATGTGTTATTTTTGGGGTGATAGTTATTTTATTTACTTTAATATCGTCATCTTTTATAGATGATAGTGCGTCAACTATATGTTTATTATGTGAAAAAAACGATCTGTTGTATTTTTTTGATTTGTAAGCTCTATCTGCTTTGCTGTTTGGATCGTCCTATGGATATGTGCAACTATGGCAACTAGTGGGATAGATAAAGATAATACTCCAATTGGTAGCTTGAATATACGTAAAAATTATCATAACCATCTGCTGATAGATCTATTTTTGTTTGTAGCCATAGAGGTATTGATAAAAGCAATGAAATTAAAAGCGGTATTAAAATAGATAACCAAAAAAGAAATTGCTTTGAAAGTTGTCGTTCATCTAATTTCACTAAACTTAACCTTGTTTTTTTATTCATAATAAACATAACGCACGAACCTTCGATGGATTTATTATTCTAATGTACATTTCATAAGGATTTTAGCTATCGTATTGAGTTCATTCAGAGCACAGTCAAATGAATGTCTGTCATCCGATATATTTACTTTGTTTCCCGGGATACGTACAATTTCACGAATGCTGATGTTTCCGTCTATATTAATAGCCCACATGCCGTCATAAATTTCGTCATAAGCTAGCGTGGCTATATATCGAGTATTTCCGTCAGTTAGTACTATCGGGTTTTTTATATTTTCAGGGAGAAAGGCTTTATCTAATAATAAAGTCTCTCCCTCATGTAATTGACGATCTAAAAGCTTCTTAGATGGAACGGCTAGCGCAGTAGGAGCAGTTATAACGTTTTGCTCAAACATCTCACCTTGACCATAAGTTAACCACCGTAATGATGCTCCTGTATCGAGAGCACATTTCAGAACGTATTCAGCCGGGAAGGAATCGCGGACTTGTCGATTAGATAGTGCGCTGGCAGTTACCCCTAATGCATCGCACAAGGCAAGTTTTGTCTTGACCCCGTAGGCCTCAACCATCCTCTCGATAGCTGCTTTAGCACCCTGATTAAATTCCATACACCACCAAAACAAAGTAAATCTCATTGACTAATCCGAATCGGGGTATTAAATTTACCTCGAATCGGAGTTTTTGGCGTTGAACGCCATTAACCACCACTTAACGCGACCCGCCATAGGTCATCGGAGGATCTTGCACTATGCGTAAAAACATTTCAATCACGGTTCCTACACCGCACGTAACCATAGAAAAATACTGTGAACTCACAGGGTTATCTAAGAATACTGTTGATGACATGCTCGCTGATGGGCGTTTGTCTTCATACCGTCACCGTTTGGGAACTGGTGCAAAACGAGAGAAAGTCCTTATCAATATGGTGAAGCTTACGCTTAATGCACTCTCGGAATGTGAATTTTCGCTAACGGTTTGAGATGTTGCCAGACGCAAAAGGGGAGAGGAATGTTTGATTTTGAAGTTTCAAAACATCCACATTTTGAGATGGCGTGTCGCCAGTTTGCTCTTCGGCAAAACCTTGTGCGCGTTGCTGAACAGATTGGAATGAAGCCGCAGATGCTCCGTAACAAGCTGAACCCAGAACAACCGCATCAGCTGAGTTGCACCGAATTGTTGGCAATCACTGATGCAACAGAAGATTCCAGCTTAGTAGATGCCTTGCTGGCACAGTTGAACTGTTTACCTTCAGTGCCAGTTAATGGGGCATGTGCTGGCAACATATCTACATACGCGTTGAAAGCGACAGCGGCAGTAGGTTCAGTTGCGGCGGCGGCGGTAGAAGGCGATCACAAAACGGCATCTCGTAAATCCGCTCTACTCGATAGCGTTAACACTGCGATTCGCCATTTGTCTCTAATCGGCCTGACTGTTCAAAATCGCATTCAATCCAATCCGGCTTTGGCCACAACCGTAGATGTTCTCGGTGGCTTGGGTGCCGTGGCTGGATTGGCTTGATAACGAAAGGAGAGGGCATGCGGGAAGTTAAAAAGAATCGTATTGAGGCGGCACTTAAAGGGCAAATTACAACTGCAAAACAGCGCACTCGACTCTTAAGAGTAATGCAAAAATCTTTAGGCAAAGAAGTTAAAAAAATGGGGTTGAAAGGAGTCCCAATGGAGGAGATTAAGCAAGTGATCGATGCTTTTATATGTCTAGGTGAAATAAAATAGGGAGGCCATTTTCAGACCTCGTGGATAGTATTCAGAAAAACTCGAGAATAGATTTATGGGTTACGGGCATTTTTTCATTCAACTTGGCACCCAGCTCCATATGTAACTCTTTCAGCTCTTCAGCGTGTGAGCTGTTCTTAATTGGCTCCTCAATTTCGTCGAGCATTCTATTTAATTCGGAAAGTAAAGATTTAATAGTATTGATATCACTATCTGACATGCAATAACTCCGTTGTTGGTTGGTTGTTTTTGGCGATTCGATCCTACCACAGCAACCATGTGCCGGGCATGGCTAAAACCCGGTTTTCATTCTCAACTGCCTATATTGTGGACTGTTGCGAATGGATTAATTAGGAGGGAAAATATATGCCAATGTCTATAGCCCGCTATTGAAGCAACAAAGCCCATCACGGCATTTTGAACACGGTTTTATTGAACTGCCGGGCGGCAAGCGCTGGCGCCCACGTCACGATCAGGTTGCCTTGCTGCGTGGCCTGTCAACGGCTAAGCCAGTTTCACCGCTGCGCCGTTTTTTCTGCCGTTAATTGGGGCCGTCATGTTGTTGGCTAGTGAAACACAAAAAGCGATCGGCATTAAGCGCATTTCACAGATTAAGCGTGAGCTGTTCCCGCATAAGCAGAATCAGGCGCAAGAGGCTTTTGATAAGTCGCCGGAACATATCCGCAGAACTGTTTGTTTTCATGCCGGGCTGAAAGAGCGGCATATAAAAATGAAGTTTGCAGAAATGAGTTATTCAGAGCGTAAACAAATCGTGTGGGCGCTTAATGACCTGATTGATTTATCAAAAACCCTACCGCGATTTATCAGTGATGATGATTGCGAATTAAACGTTAATTAACCGCATCGCGTAATTCTGGCGTTAACCCGCCGGGTATCGCTTTGTCTGAAATAAGGAATTTACTATGAAAGAATCTTCGCTTCTTACTCCAACTTTAATCAGCTCGGCAAATAACGCCTTTCAGCGTGGTGTTGTCGCTGGCACTTGCCGCGCGGTTTCTGCCTTAACAACTGAGTTTCAAGATTTGTTAGATAGCGCGCGTGTTGATGAACGTAAAAACCAATCTCAGGTTGCTGCTGCGCGTTTGGTTCGGCTGGCGGCCCACATCACCCAAGAGGGGTTAACAGCCGTCGATGCTGTAGAGCTGTTGCGCCAAGAGGCTGAAGCCATCGAGCATCAAGCGCAGGAGCTGCACTAATGGCCGACTTGATGGACTACGAACAGGAGCGGCAAGCGCTGGTATTGGAGGCGCAGATTACCAATGCCCGCAAATCCTCCGCGCTGCCTTCTGCTTTTGTTTGCGAAGAATGTGACGCTCCGATTCCTGCCGAGCGCCGCGCTGCCGTTCCCGGTGTTGATACCTGCGTAAGCTGTCAGCAGATCCGCGAGACGCAACGTCACCTTTACGCGGGGAAGGTATGACGGAGTTCTCTATTTTGTTCGGCCTGCTGACGTTGCTGGCAGGTCATTTTATTGCTGCTGATTTGAGTGATTCAGAATTTGCACGCAGACCAGAAAACCAAAATTACGATTAAGGAGTTTTTGTAATGCTACATGATTTAAAAATTAAACCCTCTTATTTTAACTTCGTTCGTGCTGGAGTTAAAAAAGCAGAGTTTCGCTTGAATGATAGAGACTTCAAAGAGGGGGATTTATTAAAGCTTCGTGAGTGGCTCGAAGATGCTAACGGATATACCGGTGAATTCATCATTGCAAAAATCACTCATATTACAGATGTCAGCGAGTGGAAAACTGGTTATGTAGTTTTAAGCATCCAAATACTGCAAGATTCTTTGTGCGTGAATTGCAATGAGCGCTACTGTGGCAACTGCACCTACGCACACGGCGCGAAAGTGCAATGAGCCAAGCGGCACCCGCCTACGCTTACCCATGGAACGAACCGCGCCCGGCAGTTGCCGGGCCGGTGAGACCGCTTACCCGTGAGGAACTCGCTCAGGGGCAAGCTGTTTTAACCAATATCCGCCGCTTGCCGCGCTTCCTCAGCGCCATGTTTCTGACGCGTTACACCAACTTGCTCAAGAGCAAAGGGCTGCACGACGCCAACAAATGGCTGGTGTTCCAGTTCGATCGCCGCATCTGGCCGCGCCTGCAAACGGTTAGCGCCAAAAATGCAATGAATCTCACCGCGTCTATGCGGTTTTCTGCTGAAGTCGATAACTACGCAGCCCTGCCCGGTATGGACGACAAAGAGTTACGCCGCCTTGCCGATCGGGTGGCCGGTCAACTTCTGCAGAATTATGAAGATTACTGCGATGAGTTTGTGGCGGAGAACGACGCCGACAATGCCGGTCTGTTCGAAGATGCCACCCAATCAGAATTTTATGGCCGCATTGCCGGTATGGCGCGCGCCTTCAACATCACCCCGATGCACTGGCGCAAATACCGCAAAGGCAAACTGGATGCCCGGTCAGCGATTGCCAGTCTGTCACGGTTGGTTAATTCCGAGTGGTGGGAGCGCCAGTTGAAAGCCCAGCGCACGCAATGGCGCGAGGCGTTGTTGATCGCCGTCGGCAATGTGAACCGTGGGGCGTCGTCCTACGCCAGTCGGCAGGCAATCCGCGATGTGAAAGCGCGCCGACAGTCCAATTTTGATTATCTGAACAGCCGAGAGCTTGAGAACGTCGAAACCGGCGAACGCTTCAGCCTCATCGACAAGGTGATGGCAAGCATCTCTAACCCGGAAATCCGTCGCAAGGAGTTAATGACAATGATTGCCGGTGTTGAGCAGGCCGCCGCTATCCGTGGCGATAAAGGGATGTTTATCACCCTCACCACCCCATCCAAATATCACCCGACGCGCGCTGTCGGCAAGAACAGCCCGAAGGTGCATTTTAACCACAAGTGGGACGATGAAGCCTACACGCCAAAAGACGGCCAGCGCTATCTTGTGAAGCTGTTTAGCAAGATCCGCACGGCGTTTAAAGATGCGGGCCTGCAAGTCTACGGCGTGCGCGTTGTCGAACCGCACCATGATGCGACGCCGCACTGGCATATGATGCTGTTTACCTCCAAAAAACAGTGCCAGCAGGTGATCGACATCATGCGCCGTTATGCCATGGCTGAAGATGGCGACGAGCGCGGCGCTGCTAAAAATCGTTTTGACTGTAAGCACCTGAACAGAGGCGGTGCGGCGGGCTATATCGCTAAATACATTGCAAAAAACATCGACGGCTACGCGCTGGAAGGCGAACGCGATCATGAAACCGGCGAGTTGTTGACTGATACGGCCGCCGCCGTCACCGCGTGGGCGTCAACGTGGCGTATCCCTCAATTTCACTTTATCGGCCTGCCGTCGCGCGGGGCATGGCGTGAGTGTCGCAAGATCCGCTTTGTCAGTCTGGCCGAGGAGTTTGACGAAAGGGTGGAAGCGGTGCGTGCTGCCGCCGATGCCGGTCTTTTTGCCGATTATATATTGGCGCAGGGTGGCCCCAACGTTGCCCGCGACGATCAGACTGTGCGTGTGGCCCGCCGGGTTGCCGACGAGCACAACGCCTATGATGAAGAGGTGCAGAAAATCGCGGGGATTTTTGCCCCGCACATCGGCGCCGATCGTGTTTATGAAACCCGCACTACGCAATGGCGCATCGTAGCGAAAGCTGTTGCCGTTGAGCCTTTGACTTTGAAAAGCGCCTCCGGCGCGCCTCGGAGTCCTGTCAATAACTGTGGGTTGGTCGATAGCAAAGGCGCTACAAATTCGCAGGATAGTAAGCCTGTAGAGGCCGTGGCGGTGCTGGAACACTCACCGGAAACACCGATTGACTGGAATGATATGACCGTTACACGGTCTGTTATGAGCCGTATACGGGCTATTCCGTCGCAGATAAAGAAATCACAACGCAGTTTTGACCCTTATCAGGTGCCAGAACTGGCCCCTTCAGCCAGATGGACTCCGGCAGAACGTGATCGGCTGAGCGGAATCCGGGCAGATTTGGCCCAGCACGACATTGCCGCCCAGCGCTGGGAACTGGAGGCGCTAGCACGCGGTGCTAAAGTCAAATTTGGTGATATTTCAATGCAGTATGAGCCGGTTAATGATTGGGCTGGTTTTTAATAATTAGTTGCGGAAGCAAAATTTATGGTCAATACTGTATATGCATACAGTTATTGGGCGTCGGAGGAACAGGGTGCATTTACCAGCAGTGGAAGAATTGGTTGTTTTGGAACGCATTGAACTCATTGCCCGCTTGGGGGTTTGTTATGAGAGCCAAGCTAAAGATAAAGACATTGCATTGATATGGATTTCAGAATTGGCCGGTGAGATGAAAACCAACATCGCCCCGGAAAAAGCAGAAGTGATAAAACACCTTGCGACTATTTCTTGATCCAGTAGGTGAAATATGAAACGAGATTTACACATGACCGGGGCGTTCATAGAAGCACTAAAATCTACCGATAAAGGCCGCAGGATTAAGACGGTAGACTTTATACATGCAGCGACAAAGCAAGGGACGTAGTCACCCCTGAGGAGGTGAACTACTACATAAAAAAAGTCTGGACATGTTTTCAAGTTGATTGAAGAGGGCCGCTATCAGCACAACGCATACCTTTATCTATGCTAAAAATTGTATTAGCTCAGACTTGAGCTGACATTGTCACAGCACAGAGCTTAACCTAACAACAGGGTAGCTCTGTGCCAGAACCGAACGTTACATCGACTACTTATAATTAGTCATTAGGGGTAATTCTATGAAAATATAGTCAACAAGTATGGTTTCAGCTATCATAGGAATCTGTTAGTTATTTCACTAAGCAAAATATTAATATTTTTGATTAGACTTGATTACGCTGCCATCTACTAATAGGAATTTAAAAATGATAGTTGATGAAGTTGATGAATGCTATTCTTATCGTGAGTTGACATCTATTACTGATGAAAAAAACCTTCTTAAGGTTGTGAATAAATTTCGTCAAGAATATTCAGTCTTAGCCAAGGGTTGGAATCAAGAAGTAAATTCCCAATGGGTGTGTCGCATCTACTTTTGTACAAAAATGATTCTTAATGCCACGGTAATCCTTAAACAATCAGACTTTGCTGAAGAGAAGAATTTAAGAGCGGCAGTCCCTTATTTTCATTACTATGCCATGTTGTCAATTTTGAGGTGTGTAGTATTAACTTTACCTACAGAGGATTGGGAAGAGGGAGATATTCTTAGCATTTCTCATAAAAATGCCAGAGTAAAAACACGCGATTGGCTCAAAAGATACGATAAAGATATTGCGGATCGTTTTGATGACATGTTTAAAAAACTTAAATCAAACAGAGAGTTGTTATCATACAAAGCCCCAGCGAGTGGGGATGAAAATATTCAAATCCAAGATGAGGTTATCTATTTTTGCACATTACTTTCTGAGGTGGCGCAATTTAATACAGCTATATTGCATAAGGCTGTATTAAAACACTCTGATCCCACGAGCTTTGTTGTGCTGGATCAACATATGAACAGCATCTACAACGTCGAGATTGAAGGGAATAATTATTATGATCGCCAAGACTATCAACGATTAGACTACCTACGCAGAAAAGGTCAAAAACCGTATAGTATTTATCTGACTATGACAGAAGGGCAGACGGAAGATTTTATTGGAGCCTGGGATGCAGACAATGATGATGAGGATTCTGACGAAGCAAGATTCTATAGTGGTTCTCCGTCTTCGTGGCAAGAAATCTTCAATATACCGTAAATAAAATAAAGTTTAAGTAATTTAGATTGTTACGCTCCTTTAATGTGATAAAGAGGAAGCTATGTATATGGTTTAGTCATAAATTCTGACTACTTTAGCATCTTACCTTCTATGAGGTTGACTTGTTCTTATTTCTATACCAATAAGTATTAGTGTCCGCTCCCACACAGAGCGGACTGTCAGATTTGATGATGCTACTGCCAGATAATGCTGTCAGCTCAAGTCTGAGCTAAATACAGCTAAATTCCCTCTGCATGTATTAGATGCATGAAATCGCATGATGATCCGGTGTGATTTTACACCCTGCAGCGCCAGCACTGTCGCGGATAGCGTTGGATCATGCAACTGCATCAAAAGTGACACATGAAGCGGGCAGGCGAGGCGGGGATAGCATTGCGCGCTGGTGCTAAATCTTGTATGAATTGTCAATAGCAATTAAGCTGGTATCTTAATTTTTAAACTCAAAAAGATAATTTAATATCTGTAGACTTTGGCTTAGTAAGTTAATGATGTAGGCTAGCATAGCCTAGGTAGTTAATGCTGTATAATGAATAGACATTATCTTTTCGTTCTCAGAAAAACGAAATTGATTGAAATGCTATTATTTACAGTGCGTTATTATACAAATGGAATATTTTGGAGAGCAGGTATGGGATGTTTGGCTCAATTGTCAGAAGAATCAAGAATGGGACTATTCTCTGCGATTTTTACTAAAAATTATTTCTTATGGATTGGATCTGGATTTTCATATAATTTTGGATTCGGTAGTTGGAATGATGTGTTAATAAATATAAGTAAAAAAATAGAATATCCCCTCGAACTTGACGTTACAAACCCTTTAAAAGCAGCTGAATTATTGTCATGTTATGCTATGCAGCATCATGGCTATGATGAGTATAAATTTAATTCCTTAGTTGCAGAATCGCTCATTGAATTAAAAAAGGAAAGTAAAAATCCTGATTGGGTTAAAAAATTCACACTATTCTCACCAAATACTATTGTTACAACAAACTGGGATGACCAATTAGAGTCTATTTTTGATTATCTCCCAAACGTTGTTGTCAGAAAAGACAGAACTCCACAAGTTTCAAATAATGGAAGGAATATTTTCAAAATTCACGGTGACGTAGGTCGTCCGGGTAGCATTGTCGTAACTCAAAGCCAGTATTTTTCTTTTCAACGGGAAGATACATATCTAAATAGAAAGATATATACATTATTCTCTGAGGCCTCACCTGTATTTTTAGGATACAGTTTAACCGATCCAAACATTAGTTTTCTATATGATGAGGTGTATGCCCATTTAGGAGAGGAAAAGCCTCCCGCATATATGATTGTCCATCCAAGTGTCAGCGAAAAAGTATTTGAAGAGTCAAGGATATTATTCAAAGGGAAAAATATACATATCATTAAGGCAGAAATAGGAGAGTTTTTAGAAGATATATTTAAGGAGTACAGGGAGTATAAGAAATCGGAAAGGAGGTTTTTTACTGAACATAGAAACATTGAAGGACGATTGAGGGATATTATTACTATAATTGTTGGGAAAAACACAGTTAGTAGCAAAAGAATACTAGAAACGTTTGTAAATGGCGACTCTAGAAATCAAGCTACTAGAGCATTTGTAGAGATACTTTCGAATCAACTTCTTTACAAAGAATTTGGTGGGGAACTATTATCACCGGAGAATAGAATTTCCTATAGAGAGATTGATCAAATTATTGGTTCAATTATTCCCATGGTAAATGAAAGTGGTTATCCAGATCAGGAGACTCGAGATAAATTTCATTCCTCTGTGATGGAGCTTTGTGCGAAATCTGATGGTGTATGGGATTTCTATAGCGCAAGGGAACCTTTCTCGAATGTACTTCGAATTTCACCAGGTATAGATAGTGCTAATTTTAATGGTAGAATAGAACACATTATTGACATTCTCAGATGGTCCGGCCAAGACCAATTGGGAAAATGTTGGGCTACATGGGATGAGTTTTGCCAAAAAATAAACTGGTTAAACGAAGCTGACATAGACTCCATTATCGAAAAGTTAGATGTCAATGGAGGAAAACCATACAGGAAAGAAGACAAAGCTTGGTTTGAGAAAATCATCGAATGTAAAAACTGTACGGACAAACAAAAAGAAATAATAAAAAAAATGATAGATAATGTTTGAGTCGAGTTAAAGAACTTATCAGCAATTTTATCATATGCTATCTGTGCGTTATGTTGAATAATTATTTTTTTGTTTTTATTTTAACCATAGCCATGATTGTATTTAATATCATGGCTAATTTTTGTTATGAATTTGTGAGGTTGTATTTTTGAAACTTGATGATTTCAAATTTAAGCCATGAATTTATTTCTTTAATCCTTTCTTGTAGCGGAATCAACTCATTGCGCACAAACACCTGACTAGCCTTTTCAACATCTCCAAAACCTCCCGTGTTATTTGGAATTATTCCCATCATCTGAGGCGGTACTCGGTGAGCACTCAGTAAATCATCCCGGGTAGCATTCTTAATATTGAAAAAATCATCTTTGGTAGCGACTTCACTCAGAGGCAGTATTTTTATGCCGTCCGGCTTGCCGTTCGGCGCGTACATAAACAGATTTCGGAAGTTCCCCAGTCCCTTTGTGTCTCGCATCGCTTGGCGCATTCTGTCGACGTCGCTGGTGCTTTGTGCAGCATCGGTCATATACAGGATGTATCCGGCGTGCGCGCCGTTTTGATAGTATTTACGTCGAAATAGTGTTGCCGCTTCATTCAACCACGCAGAGTTCAACGCACTGAGGTATTCTGGCAGGCCATACAGTTCCTGATTAATGTCTGGTTCAATCAGGTGAAACACGCTCCCCGGCGCAAATTGGTGTGGCTCTTTCCAGTCATGCACAAACCAATACGTATCAGGTTCAACCCCCCGGCGGGTGTATTTTGCCGGTGAACACTGCAGGCGCAGTGGTTCTCCTAGTCGATTTTCCTGACCTCTAAAAAAGCGTTACCAAATACCAGATAATCCAGCGCATAGCGGCTAAACTCCTGCTGACTTAATAGCGGGTGCGGGATGAACGTAGACGCCAAAATGTTGCGCTTAACGTACATCGGCGAGCTGTGATGCACGGCGGCGCGCACGCTGCGCGCCAGCCCATCGAATGAGATCGGCGGCTCGTACCACTTGCCATTGGTCGTGCACTCGATGTAATCCAGAATTTCCCGCTTATCCAGCACAGCCGACGGTTCGCCAAAGGTGAACGCCTCAAAATCCTGCTTCTGTTCTGCTGCCGGGGCTGGCGCCGGGGTGGTAAATGCCTTGCGGCCTTTGCGCTTGCTCATCAGTAAAACTCCAAAATGTTCGGGCTGCTGTGGCCGCTGCCTGCGGTCAGCGGTTCGTTTAGAAGGGCGTGCATGATCGCCCACGCGACATCGGCATGGCTGGCTTCTTCGCTGCGGCTGGCGGTGTAGGTGGAGCGCGCACCGCTGGCGGTCATGGTTTTGCGTATCGCCATAAAGGAGGCGGTGATGTCGGTGTGGCTGGTGTCGTATTCCAGACAGCCGCGCGCGATGGTGTCTTTTGCCTTCAGCACCATGGCGGTTTTGATTTCCGGCGTGTATTTGATTTCTCGCGCGGCTGGGAAGAACTCGCGCACCAGCTGGAAAACACCTTGGCCGACGGTGGTTGCATCGATGCCGATGTATTCCACGCAATATTTTTCGGTAAGGTCTTTAATCTTCTGGGCCTGAGCGGCAAAGTTCATGCCCTGCCACTGGTGGCGCTCGAGCACGCGGAATTTGCCCCCGGCCACCATTGGCGGCGCGATCACCGCACACCCGGCACTGTCGCCGCCGTTGGCTTCGGATGGGTCGTAGCCGATCCACACCGGGCGATAGCCGAACGGCCGTACGGCGTAAGGGTTGAAGTCCTCCCATTCTTCCAGCGTATCGACCATGCAGCTTTGCAGCTCAGCGAACGGGAATACCGACGCGGTATCGTCCACAAATTCACACATCAGCAGGTTCTGATACTCTGCCGGGCTGTATTCAAGCGACAGCTGATCGAGGTCGAACAGGTTACAGCCGCCGGTCAGCGCATCCTCAACCGTGACAATCTGGCGCCATTGCCCATCACCGCACAGCACGCCTTTTGACAGGTGGCCGTGACTGAGGTCGAGCTGAACGTGATCGGCTTTGCTGCGGCGGCCTTTGTTGAACAGTTCCCCCGACCAGAACGGATAAGCGGAGTGCGCCAGACTCGACGGCGTGGAAAAGTAGGTAGTGCGCCACCGCTTGTGCAGCGACATCCCGCTGGCGACTTTGCGTAGCTCCTGAAACTTCGGTATCCAGAAATACTCATCAAGATACAGATTGCCGGTGTAGCTCTGCGCGGTGCGCACGTTGGTGCCGAGGAACATCAGGCGGGCGCCGTTCGGCAGCACCATCGGATCGCCTTTCAGGTCAACCTCGACAAGCCGCGCAAAATCAATGATGTAATTGCGGAATACATGCGCCTGCGCCTTACTGGCCGACAAGAAAATCTGATTGCGGCCGGTGGTCAGCGCGTCGAGCAACGCCTCGCGGGCAAAGAAGAACGTGGCGCCGATCTGGCGCGATTTTAGGATGTTGCGGATACGGTGTTGCAGTCCGGCGCGATACCACCCCATTTGATACTCGAAGGTGGTTTCCGTGAAGATGCTTTGCAGCTTCTCCACGGCGGCCTCGCTGAACACGTTACGCTCGGCGGGCTTGCGCTCACCTTTGTTGCGGTTGGCGACGTTCGGGTTTAAATCCGCCTCGTTGCCGGTCGCCGAATAGCGATTGACCCGCGCCAGCCGTTCAATCTGGCGGCCTAACAGGTCGATTTCCTTGAAGTCTTTCCCCTCCTTGACGTCTTTCATGATGAGCTGAATCAACCGCGCTTCCATGCTTTGTTCCACGCGGGAAATGGGCGCGATGTTGTCCCATTTATCGCGCAGTTTCCAGCTCTGCACGGTCGGCCCCTTGAGGTTCAGAGTTTCCGCAATTTGGCGCACAGAAAAGCCCTGCCAGTAGAGCAAGGCAGCTTGGCGGCGCGGATCGCTGATGATGGTTGTTGCCGGTGTCGTATTCATGCCGCCAAGGCTACGAAAGCGCCGGGCGGCTCGCATTAAGCCCTTGTTGTGCCTCAGATCTTCCAACCGCAACGCGTTGAGACGCGCCGCCATTCCCCCGAAACTAGCCCCGAACCCAATCACCACAACCGGAGCCGTTTCCATGGCAAAGAAAGTTACTAAGTTTTTCCGCATCGGCGTTGAAGGCGACACCGTTGACGGCCGCGAGATCGGCGCTGCGGATATTCAGCAGATGGCCGCGACCTACAGCCCGAAGGTGTATGGCGCCCGCATCAACATGGAGCACATCAAGGGGATTTTGCCGGATGGCTATTTTCGTCGTTACGGCGGCGTGGTTGAGCTGAAGGCCGAGAAAATCGACGAGCCGGACGAACCGCTGTTGCACGGCAAGTGGGCGCTGTATGCCAGTCTGGCCCCGACCGCCGATCTGGTGTCGATGGTCGGCGCTGGCCAAAAAGTGTTTACCTCGATGGAGATCCGCCGCGATTTCGCCAAGACCGGCAAGTCGTATCTGGTCGGGCTGGCCGTCACCGATGATCCGGCCAGCCTCGGCACTGACATGCTGGAGTTCAGCCGCCGCCACGAGAACGTCGAGTTCTCCGCGCCGCTGGAAGTCCATTTCGATTTTGAGCCGGTCGCTGACCCGGAAACCTCATTCTCTGCCCGCATCAAAGCGATGTTTAGCCGCAAGCAGGCCACCGACGATGTGCGCTTTGGCGAGATGGAAGGCGCGGTGATGACCGTGGCCGAGCAGTTGCAGGAAGCGGACACCCGCTTTACCGAGACAATCGCTGCACTGAGCGAGCAGGTTGCCGACCTTAAAAAGCAGGTTGAAACCGGCAGCAACGCGTTCAGCGCGCTGAAAGCCCAGCTTTCCACCTCGGAAGATTTCAGCCAGCAGGCGCGCCCGGAGGCCACCGGCGGCAACAGCGCGCAAGACGTGCTGACCGACTGCTAAGGCAGTCACACCCGATAAAACCGAACAAAAACAGGAAGAAAAATGCGCAAGCAAACTCGTTTTAAATTTAATGCGTTTATGTCCCGCCTCGCCGAACTGAACGGCGTCGCTACCGGCGATCTGGATAAAAAATTCAGCGTTGAGCCGTCCGTTACGCAAACCATCATGACCCGCGTACAGGATTCCTCCACGTTCCTGACCCGCATCAATATCGTGCCAGTTAAGGAAATGAAGGGAGAGAAAGTCGGTTTAGGTGTGAGCGGCTCCATCGCCAGCACCACCGATACCGCCGGCGGCGATGAACGTGAAACGGCCGACTTTGCCACGCTGGATGCAGAAGGCTATTTCTGCCAGCAGGTAAATTACGATTTCCACATCCGCTACAACACCCTCGACCTGTGGGCCCGTTATCAGGATTTCCAGACCCGTCTACGCGATGCGATTGTTGAACGCCAGGCGCTTGATCGCATCATGATTGGCTTTAACGGTACGCACCGCGCCAAAACCTCCAACCGCGTTAAATTCCCGCTGCTGCAAGACATCGGGCCGGGCTGGTTGCAGAAGTACCGCGAGAATGCGCCGGGCAGCGTGATGAATAAAGTCGTGGCGGAGGACGGCAGCGTGGTGTCTGAAAAAGTCCGCGTGGGCGCCGGTGGCGATTACGCCAACCTCGACGCGCTGGTGATGGATGCCACCAATACCCTGATTGCACCGTGGTATCAGGAAGACCCGGAACTGGTGGTGATCTGCGGTCGCCAGCTGCTGGCCGACAAGTATTTCCCGCTCGTCAATCAGGAACAGCCCAACACCGAAGCGCTGGCCGCCGATCTGATTATCAGCCAGAAGCGCATCGGCAACCTGCCCGCCGTGCGTGTGCCGTACTTCCCGGCGGATGCGCTGCTGATTACGCGCATGGATAACCTGTCAATCTACTGGCAGGAGGACACGCACCGCCGCCATATGGTGGAAAACTCGAAGCGTGACCGCATCGAAAACTATGAATCCATCAATGAGGATTATGTGGTGGAGGATTACGCCTGCGGCTGTCTGGTGGAGAACATTAAGCTGTTACCGACGGAACCAAAAAAAGATGAAATCGCCGAGCTGGCCGAGGCCATTGTTAAGGCGGTCAAAGTAGCCGCCGCACCAGCGGAGCCTGCCGCTGATACCGAGGTGAAAGCCCCGGAGGAAGCACCGGCAGACGACAAAGCGAAAGGCGGTAAATAACCATGACCAGCCCTGCCCGCCGTCACCTTATGCGCCAGTCAGCGGTCGAGGCCGCGCAGCGGGAGAATGACCCGCTGCGCTACGCCAACGGCTATGAACGGATGATGCTTAAACTCAATGAAGATAAGCGAAAGCTCAAACAGGTGCGCTCACAAGAGCGTAAGGCCGAACTCAAGCGCCAACTGCTGCCGGACTATGCCCCTTGGGTTGCCGGTGTGCTGGCCGAAGGTCGCGGCGCGCAGGACGCCATTCTGATGACGGTCATGATCTGGCGTCTGGATGCCGGGGACATTCCCGGCGCGCTGGACATCGCCCGCTATGCGCTGCGTTACCAGTTGGCGCCGCCGGGCAATTTCGCGCGCTCCACGCCATACCTCATCGCAGAAGACGTCGCCGAGTCTGCCACCCGCGCCTTTGAGGCCGGGGAGCCGGTCAACATTGACCATCTCATGCAGACGATGGAACTCACCGACGCAGAAGACATGCCCGACCAAGTGCGCGCCAAGTTGCACAAAATCACCGGGTACGTCTTGCGCGCGGCGGGCAGGGCTGAACTGGCATTGAACCACCTTAAGCGTGCGCTGCAGTTGCATAACGGCTGCGGCGTGAAAAAAGACATTGAACGGCTGGAGCGGGCAATACGCACCGCCGCCAGCCGCTGACAGAACGCGCCCCGCGCCGGGCGGCACGACGGCCGCGACAGGTTTCACCTCGTCAACGCCGTCGTCCACCGCCCCCTAACTTTCTGAGGTCATATGAGCACCGTTGTGATCCAACGGCCACGCCCGGACGCGCCAGCACCGCGCCCGGAGGATGAGCCGATCGTTAAAAACGTCTTTTTCTGGCCGGACATTGACCCGGCGGACGTGCGCGACGTGATGCGCATTGAAGGCTCAATCACCGCCCCGCGCCTGCGGTTGGCAATTAAAAGCGCGATCGCGGAGGTGAACGCCGAGCTGTTCACTTTCCGCCGCGACCAGATGGCCGACGGCTATCAGCGGCTTGAGGATGTGCCGGGCGAACAGCTCGACGGCGAAAGCGTGCGGGTGAGCGAATACCGCAATGCCGTTAGCGCGATGACCATGGCGACGCTCTCGGAGCAATACCGCAGTTTCGACACCACCGCCACCGGCGGCCGCAAAGCTGATGTGGTCGAAGCCTCGATCGGCGAGCTGTGGCGCAACGCCCGCAACGCGATCAGTAACGTGGCCGAGCGTAGCCACTGCATCATCGGGCTGCTCTGATGAGAGTCTACGCCCTGCAGGGCGACACCGTTGATGCGATTTGCTGGCGCTACTACGGGCGCACGCAGGGCGTGGTTGAGCAGGTCTATTCGCTAAATGAAGGGCTGGCCGCTGCCGGGGCTATTTTGCCCCACGGCCACCCGGTTGAGCTGCCGGACGTGACCGCCGCACCGCAGCGTGAAACCGTCAATTTATGGGATTAAAAACATGGAGCGCATCACCTCATTTTTAGCCTACGCGGTGGCGATGTTCCTCGCGTGGATCGGCAAATATTCGCCGCAGGACATCGCTTTTATGGTTGGCGCCGCCGTCGGTGTCGGCACATTTCTCGTTAACTGGTACTACCGCCGCAAAAGCTACCAGCTGTTGAACAAGTTAGGCGTTAGCCGGAGGGTTTACGATGAACTCAATCGCTAAACGCTGCAGCGTGGCCGCCGTGCTGGCGCTGGCGGTGCTGCTGCCGCAATTCAGCGCGCTGCAGATCTCTGAGACCGGGTTGCGCCTGCTGGCCGATTTTGAAGGTTGCCGCTTATCGCCTTACCAATGCCAAGCGGGCGTCTGGACAAGCGGCATTGGCCACACGGCCGGGGTAAAGCCCGGCACGGTTATCAGCGAGCGCCAAGCTGCCGTTAACCTCGTTGCCGACGTATATCGTGTGGAGCGCGGCATAGGCCGCTGTATGCCTGTCACGATGCCGCCGCCGGTTTATGACGCGGTGGTGTCCTTTGCCTTTAACGTCGGCGTCACGGCCGCCTGCGGCTCTACGTTGGCCGGTTTCATCAAGCGGAAGGACTGGCGCAACGCCTGCCAGCAGTTGCCGCGCTGGGTGTTCGTCAACGGCGTCAAATCGCCGGGGCTGGAACGGCGTCGGGCGGCGGAGCTGGCCCACTGCCTGATCGGGGCCGCGCAATGAGCCGCGCGATCGGCTGGTTTCTGGTGCTGGCGCTGGTCGTCGCCGGTTGGATGAAATGGCAGGTTGTCACGTTGGGTGAACGGCTGGAAAGCGCCCGGCAAGAAAACGGCCGGATAGCGGCGGCTCTGACGGATACCCGCGCGGCGATCGACACGCTGCAGGCGGCGGCCGGTCGGCTGGCGCAGGAAGAGGAAAAGTTAAGGGACGATCTCGCCGCCGCGCACCGGCTGGCACTGACGCGCGAGCAGAAAATACAGAGGTTACTCAATGAAAATCAGCAATTACGGGACTGGTTTAACACTGCTTTGCCTGCTGACGTTGCCCGGCTGCACCAGCGCCCCGGCTTCACCGGCGCCGCGGATTATCTACGTTGGCTGTCCGAAAGTGAGTCTGTGCCAAATCCCGGCCAGCCGCCCGGCGACTAACGGCGATCTGAGCGCCGATATTCGCCAGCTTGAAAACGCCTTGGCGGCCTGCGCGGTGCAGGTCGAAACGATAAAACACTGTCAGGAACAACACGATGATAAAACCGCAACAGCTCCGCGCTGAGCTGACAAGCTGCCTGCTGTGGCTACAGCGCAACCCTGAAAATCTGCAAGTGCGGGTAGAACGCGGCAATGTGGCCGCCACGCTTGCCGCCTCGCTGTCCCATGAATACCGTTATACGCTGAACCTGCTGTTTTTGGACTACACCGGCGATCTGGATTTAATCATGGTGCCGATTCAGGCATGGCTACGGGAGAACCAGCCGGACATCATGGCAACCGAGGAAAAGCGCCGCACCGGGATCACCTTCGCGAGCGACTTCAACAACAACGGCTCTTACGATTTCAGCGTATCGCTGCAGCTGACCGAGCGTGTAGTGGTCAGCGAACAGAACGGCGCACTACACGTTAAGCACCTGCCGGAGCCGCCGTTACCGGAGGACATCACGCGGCCGATGCAGCTCTTTGTTCACGGTGAATTAGTGAGTGAATGGCATGAGCGAGCTTAACCCATTTGACACCCGGCTGGCCGGGCTGATTGCCAAGCTGTCGCCGCAGTCGCGTAAGTCGCTGGCTGTTGCCGTGTCAAAGCGCCTGCGCGCCGGTCAACAACAACACATCAAACGCCAGCAGGCGCCGGACGGCACACCCTACGCGCCGCGCAAAACTCGGCTTCGCAACAAAAAGAGCCTGCGCGATCGGGCGATGTTCTCCAAGCTGCGCACCGCCCGTTACCTGAAAGCCAAGGGCAACAGCGATGCGGCCGTGGTTGAGTTTGTCGGGCAGGTTCAGCGTATGGTCAATGTGCACCATTACGGCCTGCGCGAGCGACCTACGCCGCATAGCGAGGCGGTAAAATATGAGGCCCGTCCGTTGCTGGGTTTTTCAGTAAATGATATTCAGTTGATAGAGAATTTAATTGGAAATATAATTATATAAATACATGGTGCTTAGTTTAATGTTAAGGTGAAATTATAATGAGTGCAACTATTAATTTGGAGGATGTATTCAAGTTGTCGGGGATCCCGACATATACATTCGTTGAGCCAAATGAATATAAAAAACTAATGGTTTCTATCAGAACCAAAGGTCGAGGCGTTGTTATTGAAGGCCCATCAGGGATAGGAAAGACAACGTGTGTTCTGCAAATAATTAAGGATCTTGGTCTTAAGGGTGACTTTCGTGTTTTATCTGGAAGGAAGAGAAGGGATAGAGCTGAGATAGAAAATCTGTTAACAGCTGATTCTTTTGGTGGAGTAATTCTCGATGATTTTCATAAATTGGATGGTGAAATTAAATCAAAGTTCTCCGACCTACTAAAGGTTCTAGCAGATGAGGAAGTTGAGGATTCAAAGTTAATTGTTATAGGGATTAATAAAACCGGGAAATCATTGATTGAGTTCTCTAACGACCTGAGGAATAGGATATCAATAATAAAATTTGAGTCAAATCCAGAGGAGAAGGTTAAAGAGTTAATTAATAAGGGTGAGGAGGCGCTTAATTTTTCCCTCAATATCAAAGATGAAATTGTTAAGGAGGCTCAGGGCTCATTTCATATTGCTCAGATGTTGGCTCACAATGCTTGTATCGCGAGTAAAATATCTGAAAGATGTAATGAAAAAAGTATCTCTAATTTAAGCTATGAATCCCTTAAAGAGTCAGTGCTTAGTGAGCTTGATTTAAGTTATTCCGATGTGGTTACTAACTTTGTTAAAGGGCAACGAGTAAAAAAAGGAAGTAGAGCACCTTACTTACATGTCCTTTACTGGTTGGCTCAAGCGGATGAATGGTCCATTAATTTGCAGGAGTTACTTGTTCACAACCCGACTCATAAGAACAGTGTGGGACAAATCTTAACAAAGGGTCATTTAAAAACACATTTCGAAAGTGATGAGAGATTCTCAGATGTGATGTATTTTAACTCTGACACCTCTGAAGTATCAATCGAAGATCCAAAGTTTTCTTTCTATCTTCGAAGTGTATTATGGACTAAACTAGCAAGGAAGATTGGTTTCTATTCCTTTGATTTTAAATCAAGTTATGATTTTGCACTTTCTTTTGCTGGCAGCAATAGAGATGATGCTAATTATATATTCGAAAGATTGAGTGATAACGAAATAGCAGTGTTTTATGATAATAATGAGCAGTCTAGAATATTGTCTGAGAATGTTGAGGAGTATTTGGCGCCCATATATAGGAGCGAGTCAGTATATGTTGTTCCTCTTTTGAGTCCTCAATATCCTACAAGGATATGGTGTAAATTTGAGGGCGATGTTTTTCAAGCAAGGTTTGGTTCGAACTCAGTAATACCTCTTAGATATAGCGACTGCCCTATAGGTATGTTTGATGCAACCAATGGAGTTGGTGGGTTTAGTATTGACGTTAACGAGCCAAGAGAATCCCAACTTGATTCATTTGTTCAGCTTTTAGTTGATAAAATTCACGAAAAAAGAATTGAAGACGCTGAAAACAGTAATATGGGTTAATTTCAGCTGGAGATAAGCTATTTCTTTTCTGTTGTACTGTCTTTCATCCATGTGCAATGTTTTGCCGTGAGTTCATTCTCACGGCATCCTTCCAGCATGAGCAATCAATACGACATTTTGCGCCTACTGCGCAACCTGATACGCATCGGCACCGTGAGCACCGTTGACCTTGATAACGGCCTGTGTCGTGTCGAAACCGGCGGCAATCTTACCGATTGGCTGAATTGGCTAAATTTCCGCGCTGGGCGTACCCGCAGCTGGTCGGCGCCTTCCGTCGGCGAGCAGGTGCTGATCTTTGCGCTGGGTGGCGAACTCGATACCGCTTTTGTGCTGTGCGGCATTTTCTCCGATGACTTCCCGGCCCCGTCTGCGTCGGCGGATGCGCTGCATATCGCGTTCCCGGATGGCGCGGTCATCGAGTATGAACCGGAAACCAGCGCGCTGAGCGTGTCCGGCATTAAAACCGCCGACGTGCAGGCGTCGGAGTCAATCACCGCCAGCACCAAAGTGGTGATCGTTACGGCTGACAAAATCACGCTCGATGCGCCGGAGGTGGTCTGCACCAACAAACTCACCACCGGCACGCTGGAAGTGCAAAAAGGCGGGGCGATGCGCGGGAACATCGAGCACAGCGGCGGCTCGTTCTCGTCGAATGGCGTCGTTGTTGATTCGCACACCCACGGCGGCGTCCAGACCGGCGGCGGGAAAACGGGGAAACCAACATGAACAGCGCCAAATATATCGGCATGAACCGAGGCACCGGCCGCACGCTGACGGACATCGAGCATATTCGCCAGTCCGTGGCGGACATCCTGATCACACCGCAGGGTTCGCGCCCGATGCGCCGGGCTTATGGCTCGTTACTCTCTGAGCTGCTCGACCAGCCGCAGAACGACGCGCTGCGCCTGCAGATCATGGCCGCCTGTTACAGCGCGATTTTGGCGTGGGAGCCGCGCGTCAAGCTGACCGGCATCGCTTTTAATACCACCTATGACGGCAAGATGGTGATCGACATCACCGGCACCCGCACCGATGCCCCCGGCGCGCTGTCGCTGTCTGTTCCTGTGAGCTGAAACCATGGCAACGATTGACCTTTCACAGCTGCCCGCGCCGATCGTCGTTGAGGTGCTGGATTATGAAGATATTTTGGCGGAGCGTAAGGCGACGCTGATTTCGCTTTACCCGGAGGAACAGCGGGAGGCCGTCGCGCGCACGCTGGCGCTGGAGTCGGAGCCGATCGTTAAGCTGCTGCAGGAGAACGCTTACCGCGAGGTGATTCTGCGCCAGCGCGTCAACGATGCTGCGAAAGCAGTGATGCTGGCGCACGCCACCGGCGAAGATCTCGACCAGCTCGGCGCCAACTTCAACACGCCGCGACTGGTGATCACCCCGGCGGATGAAAGCACTATCCCGCCGACACCGGCAGTCATGGAAACGGATGAAGATTACCGCCTGCGTCTGCAGGATGCTTTCGAAGGGATGAGCACGGCGGGATCGGCCGGTTCCTATCGTTTTCACGCCCGCTCGGCCGATGGTCGGGTGGCTGATGTGACGGCAATCAGCCCATCACCGGCTAATGTGACCGTCACCGTGTTGTCACGAGACGGCGACGGCACCGCCAGCCCCGAACTGCTGCAGGTTGTCCGCGATGCGCTGAATGATGAGGACGTGCGCCCGGTTGCCGATCGCGTCATCGTGCAATCAGCCAAAATTGCCCCGTATGTTATCGAGGCCGTTTTATACCTGTATCCCGGCCCGGAAGTGGCGCCCATCCTTGACACCGCAAACAAACGGCTACGCGCCTATGTGCAAAATATGCGGCGCCTCGGGCGCAGTATCCGGCGCTCAAGCATGAATGCGGCATTGACCGTTGAAGGTGTCGAACATGTGGAAATCATCAAGCCTGCTGCTGACATCGTGCTGGATAAAACGCAGGCGGGTTACTGCACCGGCGTGAACATTACCCCAGGGCGAGCCGATGACTAACCGTCTATTGCCTGTCGGCTCCTCACAGCTGGAAGTTGCCGCCGCCGCCGCGTGTGCTGAGCTGGAGCGCGTGCCGGTTCCCCTGCGTGATCTGTGGAACCCGAAAACCTGCCCGGTGCATCTGCTGCCCTATCTGGCGTGGGCGTTCTCTGTCGATCGCTGGGATGAGGCGTGGCCGGAGGACGTGAAGCGGGGCGTGGTTTCGGCTGCGTTCTACATTCACCGGCACAAGGGCACCATCGGCGCCGTGCGCCGCGTGGTGGAGCCGCTCGGCTACCTGATTAACGTTATCGAGTGGTTCCATACCGAGGGCGCAGATCCGCCCGGCACCTTCCGGCTGGATATTGGCGTGCTGGAAACTGGCATTACCGAGGAAATGTATCAGGAAATGGAGCGCCTGATCGCCGACGCCAAGCCCCTTAGCCGCCACCTGATCGGCCTCAACATTTTGCAAGACATCCCCGGCCGGATTTACACCGGCGCGGCCGCAATTGATGGCGATGTCATTACCGTTTACCCCGGATAAGAGAAAATCATGAATAAATACAAAGCGATTATTACCACCGCCGGGGCGGCCAAGATTGCCGCCGCCAGCGCGGGCGGCACGCAGTTGAAAATCGTGTCTATGGCCGTCGGCGACGGGAACGGCATGCTGCCGACACCTAACCCGGCCCAGACCAAGCTGGTCAACGAGAAATACCGCGCGGCACTCAACGGGCTGACTATCGATAAGGCGCTGAAAAATCACATTCTGGCCGAGATGATTATTCCGGCGAACGTCGGCGGGTGGTGGTTGCGTGAAATGGGCCTCTATGACGAGGCCGGGACGCTGATTGCCGTCAGCAACATGGCGGAGAGCTACAAGCCGAAGCTGGAAGAGGGCAGCGGCCGCACGCAGACGCTGCGCATGATCCTGATTGTCAGCAGCACCGAGGCGATTCAGGTGATCGCCGGTGGCGACACCGTGCTGGCGACCAAGGATTTTGTGGCCGACGCGATCGCCGCGCATGGGAAAACCCGAAACCACCCGGACGCCAGCACCACGGCGAAAGGGCTGGTACAGCTGAGCAGCGCAACGACAAGCACCGACGAAACGAAAGCCAGCACCCCGAAGGCGCTTAAAGCTGTCAGTGATGCCAGCATGAAAAAGGCCGCGAACCTCTCAGACCTGACCGACAAGGCCGCCGCGCGTGGCAATCTGGCGTTAGGTACGGCCGCGACGAAAAACGTCGGGGTAGAGGGCGGGCAACTGATGGAGGTCGGCGCATTTGGATTGGGAAGCGGCTCACGTCACCGGGAAGATGCGTATTGCAATCAGGCTGAAATCTACCGGGTTAATAGTTCGTCAAAGAATACGCCGGGCGGCGATGTTTATGGCGTGCTGAGTTTGCCCTGCGACGGTGGGCCGTCGGGGGCGTATATGGCGGTACAAAACAACGGCAACGCATTCTTTGGCCGTTCGAATATCCCCAGTAATGGGGTGGTGTGGTTTCAGGCTTACACGACGAAGTTTAAACCGACGGCGGCAGACGTTGGCGCATGGAGTAAAACAGAATCCGATGGCCGATTTGTGAAACAGAACGGCGACACAATGAGCGGCCCGTTAGCGCTGCCGCGTGTCGTATTCCCGAACGAAAATACCGCCAATGCTGACGATGACTTAAATCGCGAAAATGGCTTCACCGTTGAATCACTGGTTGCCTCTGCTAATAAGGGCTACCCCGTACCGGGTGGCATGGGGGTGTTGTTTACCGGCAAAGTGAACGAATTCCGCAACGTTCAATTTGCGGTAGGCTCCGGTGACTTGGCGTTTTACTTGCGCTCGATGCGAAAAGACAGCGCGGCTTCGCTCCGCTGGGCGCGAGTGTACACCACGGACTACAAGCCGACGGCGGCAGATGTAGGCGCCCTGACGGACGCACAGGCCGCGCAGAAATACGCGCTGCGCTCTATCAAGGTGAACGGCAAGCCGCTGTCTACGGACGTTAACCTGTTGGCCGGTGATGTCAACGCATGGAATAAGACCGAAGCTGACGGCCGCTATGTGAAGCGCACCGGCGACACGATGAGCAACACGCTAAACCTGCCGCGCGTGGCATTCCCCAGCGAGTCCGCGCCGCCGGTAAATGCCGACGATGACCTGACGCGGCCGAACGGATTCACGCTGGAGCAATTGGCGGCCCAATCGAAGGGTTATCCGATGAATGGAGCGGTCGGCAATCTGCTGACCTTCAAATTAAATCGTTATCGCAATGTGCAGTTTGCGATCGGCTCCGGCAATACGGATTTCTGGTTACGCTCGATGCGTGATGACACCCCGGAAACAGCCCGGAAGTGGGCGCAGGTATACACCACGGACTACAAACCGACGGCGGCAGATGTCGGCGCGCTGACCGACGCGCAGGCCGCCCAGAAATACGCGCTGCGCTCTATCAAGGTGAACGGTAAGCCGCTGTCCGCCGATGTCAATTTGTTGGCCGCTGACGTTAACACGTGGAATAAAACCGAAGCAGATGGCCGCTATCTGGCGAAGACTGGCGGGCAGCTAACCGGGACGCTAAAGACCAGCGCGGAGATCCAATCTACCCACATTGATAATTATCGCATGGTCGGCGGCGGGTTCGGTTCCTTCTGGCGCAATGACGGCAACCGGCTTTACCTGCTGCTGACAAAAGAAAACGACCAGTACGGCACATTCAACAACCTGCGTCCGTTCTCTGTGGATGTCAGAACCGGTGCCGCCGCCTTTGAGTCAGGTATTCATATCGGCGGTAACTGGCCCGCGATCACCACCTCCAGCGGGACGACGTGGCATCCGGACGGCAACGTTCAGGGCAGCTGCTGGGGCGGCTACCTCAGCAACTGGCTTAATCAAAATATCTCGGCTGCGCAGAACAATGCGCAGAATTGGGCGTATCAGAATCTGGTTCAGGGCGTGCGCATGGCCGGGCGCACGGTTATTGCGGATACCGGCGGCCGCATCGATTTACCGTCGGGCTGCGTTTATACCGGTATGTCCGGCTCAAACTACAACCCCTCAATCTGGGGCGCTTATTCAGCGGTTCAGGTGCTGATTAACGGCACATGGGCAACAATTGGAACGGTGTAAAATGCAACACATTAAGAATTTGAAGAGATACACGCCGGAAGAGTTATTCCTCGGCGAGAACGTGATTTATCTTCAGGATGATAACGGTATTGACTGGTACGCCGCGCAAAAATTGTTTTCGCCGGACACCGTAAAACTGGCTTATGACGAAAGCGGCATTATCTGTGCGATTAACAGCGATGTGTCGATGCTGTGGCCGATTGGCTTATCGGTTATTGAGCTGAACCCAACGAAACTCCCAAAGCGCTGTCTGGCTAATGGTGAGTGGGTGTTTGACGGTAAGAAGGTGAGCCAGCGCGCCTATTCTGCCGAAGAAATGATGGCGAGGGCGGAAGCCAGAAAAAATGAATTACTGGCGATCGCGGGTAAGGCTGTTGCGCCGCTTCAGGATGCTGTTGATTTGGATATGGCGACCGAGGCAGAAAAAGCGCTGTTGGCGGACTGGAAAAATACCGCGTGACGCTGAATCGTCTTGATATGTCGGCCTCGGAAATTGACTGGCCGGTGGCACCCGGCGCCTAAGAAAAAAGCCCGCAGCGATGCGGGCTTTTGTATTTGCGGTATTCCCTGATGTTGCCGCATCTACCTTTCGACATTACCCCGCCCGGCTAAAATCCGTCCAATTGATTGCATAGATCAATACAGCGTTATTGATCGGCGCGAGCGATCGTTATTTCCTCAAAATCCCCCAATCCGGCCCTGCCTGTTGTCTGGTCGGCCTTCCAGCACCCACCGCGTGCGGCCCGGCGTGCCGGGCGTCATCATGCCTGCACCTACTCACCACCCGGAGCAAATTAATGGGCGATTATCATCACGGCGTGCGCGTCGTCGAAATCAACGACGGCACCCGCGTTATTTCCACCGTATCGACGGCGATCGTCGGCATGGTCTGCACGGCGGAGGATGCCGACGCGTCGGTTTTCCCGCTTGATACCCCGTTACTGATCACCGACGTGCTGGCCGCCTCCGGCAAGGCCGGTAAAAAAGGCACGCTGGCGGCGTCGCTGCGGGCGATCGCCGAACAAGCTAAGCCGGTCACAGTGGTTGTCCGCGTTGCCACCGGCAAAGACGCCGCGGAAACCACCTCCAACATCATCGGCGGCGCGAATGCGGAAGGCCGTTACACCGGCATGAAAGCGCTGTTATCTGCACAGGCTGAGCTGGGCGTTAAGCCACGCATCCTCGGCGTGCCGGGGCTGGATAATCAGGAGGTCGCGACGGCGCTGGCCGGGATTTGCCAGCAGTTGCGCGCGTTCGGCTATATCAGCGCCCACGGCTGCAAAACCGTGCAGGAGGCTACCAAGTACCGCGACAATTTCAGCCAGCGCGAGCTGATGCTGATCTGGCCGGATTTTGTCAGCTGGAACACTACCGCCAACCAGAGCGACATCGCCTACGCCACCGCCCGCGCGCTGGGCCTGCGTGCCAAAATCGACACGGAAACCGGCTGGCATAAGACGCTTTCAAACGTCGGTGTTAACGGCGTGACCGGCATCACCGCCAGCGTGTTCTGGGATTTGCAGGCGCCCGGCACCGATGCCGACCTGTTAAACCAAGCGTGCGTCACCACGTTGATCCGCAAAGACGGCTTTAAATTCTGGGGTTCCCGCACCTGTTCCGATGATCCGTTGTTCCTGTTCGAGAACTACACCCGCACCGCGCAGGTGCTGGCCGATACCATGGCCGAGGCGCACCTATGGGCCGTTGACCGTCCGGTAACGCCTACGCTGGTGCGCGACATGATTGACGGCATCAATGCGAAATTCCGCGAGCTGAAATCCGCCGGGCTGATTATCGACGGCACTTGTTGGTACGACGAAAGCGCCAACACCGTCGAAACCCTGAAGGCGGGCAAGCTGTTTATCGATTACGACTACACGCCGGTGCCACCGCTGGAAGATTTAACCCTGCGCCAGCGCATCACCGACCGTCACCTGATGCCGTTCGCCGCATCCGTGAATCGTTAAGGAAACAATGAATTATGGCACTGCCGAAAAAACTGAAATACCTGAACCTGTTCAACGACGGCTACAGCTACATGGGCGTGGTGTCCTCGCTGACGCTGCCGAAGCTCACCCGCAAGCTGGAGAAATACCGGGGCGGCGGCATGAACGGCGCGGCCTCCATCGATATGGGGCTGGACGATGACGCGCTGGCCGTTGAGTGGTCGATGGGCGGCATTGATGAGCTGGTGCTGAAACAGTGGGGCGCCGTCGATGCCGTGCCGCTGCGCTTTGCCGGTTCCTTCCAGCGTGACGACACCGGCGAGGTGTCCGCTGTGGAAGTGGTGATGCGTGGCCGCCACAAAGAAATCGACTTTGGCGAGTACAAGCAGGGCGAGGATACCGAAACCAAGGTTTCCACCGAGTGCACTTACTTCAAGCTGACCGTGGACGGCAAAGAGCTGATCGAGGTCGATACCGTGAACATGGTCGAAAAGGTCAACGGCGTTGACCGGCTGGCCGAGCATCGCAAGGCGATCGGCCTGTAATTTTGGCGCCAGCCCGCAGCGCTGGCCCTTTTCCCCCTGATTTGAGAGAACACCATGAAAGACGTAAACGAAAATACCGTTACCCTCGACACCCCGATCCTGCGCGGTGAAACCACCATCACCGAGGTGCAGGTGATTAAACCGAACGCGGGCGCGCTGCGCGGCGTCGGGCTGGCGGCGATCGCTAATGCCGACGTTGACGCGCTGCTGGTTGTGCTGCCGCGTGTGACCGTGCCGAACCTGACCAAAGAAGAATGTGCGCGCCTTGAGCTGCCGGATTTGGTAGCGCTGGCTGGGAAAGTGGTCGGTTTTTTGTCGCCGAACTCGGCGGCCTAATCCCCGACGCCCGGCTGGGCGTTGATGACCTGATGGCGGACATCGCGGTGATCTTCCACTGGCCGCCGTCTGAAATGGCCGGAATGACGCTCACGGAGCTGTTGAACTGGCGCCATATGGCACTGCAACGCAGCGGAGTTAATCACGATGAGTAAAAGCCTGCAGCTACAGGTGCTGCTGAAGGCCGTAGACCAAGCCACCCGCCCGCTAAAGAGTATCCAACAGGCCAGTAAATCACTGGCCGCTGACATCAAAACCACGCAGCAAACCCTCAAGGCTCTGGACGCGCAAAGCGCCCGGATTGACGGGTTTCGCAAGGCGCAGGGGCAGCTTGCCGTTACTGGCAAGGCACTGAAGAAAGCCAAGGAAGAGGCGGCCGCGCTGGCCGTCCAGTTCAAGGCGACGGAAAAACCCACGGCGCAGCAAGCGCGCTTACTGGAGGCATCAAAGCGCGCCGCCGCCGAGCTGCAGACGAAATACAACGGCCTGCGCCAGTCTGTGCAGCGCCAGCGTGACGCGCTCAACGCTGACGGCATCGCTACCCGGAACCTGAGCGCAGAACAGCGCCGGTTGAAGACCAGCGCCAGCGAAGCCACGACAGCGCTGGGCCGCCAGCGCGGCGAGCTGGATCGCCTGAGCAAGAAACAAGATCAGGTTAACCGCGTCGGCGCGCGTTACCGTGCCGGGCAATCGGCAACCGCGGCTGTCCGTAATACCAGCGCGGCCGGGCTGGGTATCGCTACCGCCGGGCTGGTCGCTGAAGGGGCGTTTATTGCGCCGGGGGTGCAGTTCGACAGGCAGATGTCAGACACGCAAGCCACGTTAGGGCTGGCGAAAAATGACCAGCAACTGGCCGCCATTCGCCAGCAGGCGCGGGATATTGGCGCCACGACCGCGTTTTCGCCGACGGATGTCGCGCGCACGCAATCCGTATTGGCGAAATCCGGCTTTAACGGCGATGCCATTCTGAAATCGACCGAATCAACGGTAAATCTGGCGCTGGCCTCCGATCTGGACATCGCCGACGCGGCCGACATCATCACCAACATGCAATCGGCGTTTAACATGCCGATAGACGAGATCCAGCGCGTCGCGGATGTGATGACCAAAGGTTTCACCAGCTCGAACAGCAACCTGATGGATTTTGGCGAGGCGATGAAGTACGTCGCGCCGATCGCTGAGGCGGCCGGGGCCAGTATCGAGGACACCACCGCCTTGCTGGGCGTGTTGGCAGATAACGGCATCAAGGGGTCTATGGCCGGTACGGCGGCCAGTGCGATGTTTACGCGGTTACAGGCGCCCGTCGGGCAGGCGGCTGATGCGTTGTCAGAATTGGGCGTAAAAACAAAGGACGGCAAAGGGAACATGCTGCCGATCGCGAACATCCTCAAGAAAATTAACGGCTCGTTTAAAACCAACAAGCTCGGCACCGCGCAGCAGGCCGAATACCTGAAAGTCATTTTCGGCGAAGAGGCGATGAAAGGTGCTATCAAGCTGATTGACGCCGCCGGTAACGGCAAGCTGAGCGAAAAACACAGCACCGTCACACAGTCAAAAGGGGCTACGGCCCAGATTGCCCGAGTGAAGGTGGACAACCTCGACGGCGACCTGAAAAACCTGTTTTCGGCGTGGGAAGATGTTCGCATTGAGGTGTTCGACGGCCAGAATTCAGCGCTGCGCAAACTCACGGTTTCCGCCACCGAATGGCTCACCAAGGCGGGGGCATGGGTGAAGGCCAATCCTGAGCTGGTCGGCACGCTGGTGAAAGTCACGGCGGGCGTTACGGCCCTGATCGGTGGCCTCGCTGCGCTGGGCCTTATTGCATGGCCGGTGATGGCCGGGGTCAATATGTTGATCGCCGGGGCCGGGCTGCTGGGAACGGTCTTTACCACCGTTGGCGCCGGGATTGCGGCCGCATTCAGTGTGATCACCCTGCCGGTGGTCGCTGCGGCGGCGGTGATTGTCGGTGTGGCGTTGACTATCCGTAAATACTGGGAGCCTATCAGCGCCTTTTTGAGGGGCCTCGGCGAAGGCTTCAGCGCCGCTTTCGCGCCGATGCGCGCCGCGCTTGTCCCGCTGGCAGGCGCATTTACGCCGCTGCTGAACATGGTGCGCAACGTCTGGCAGTGGTTCGGCAAGCTGATCGAGCCGGTGAAATCTTCACAGGCCGAACTTCAGACCGCCGCGCGCTATGGCCGCATGTTTGGTGAGTGGATCGCGGCCGGATTGAGCCTGCCGCTGCAGCTGTTGGGCGGATTGCCCGGTCTGCTGACCGGCATCTGGGGCGTTGCGAGCGGCATTGCAGAGCGTGCCGCCGCCATCTGGGACACCATCGGCGAGCGTGTTAACGCGGCATGGCTGGCGCTGAGCGCCGCCACGGTTCAGGCATGGGATCGGCTGACCGGCTGGCTTAATGGCAAATGGGAGGGGCTGGTAAATGGGGCTAAAGCGCTGCCGGGGCAGTTCAAAGAGGCCGGGCTGAACATGATTAACGGGGTCATTGACGGCATTAGCGAGCGCTGGCAGGCGCTGAAAGACAAGTTTTCCAGCCTCACGGATATGCTGCCGGACTGGATGAAATTTGGCGACGATGAGGCGGAGGTTAACCCGTCGATTTCATACAATCGCCCGGCGCCTGAGCTGATGCCGGGGGGCTATGCGGGGGCATTCGACAAGGGCGGCATCATCCCGCGCGGCCAGTTCGGCATCGTCGGCGAGCGTGGCCCGGAGATTGTCAACGGCCCGGCCAACGTCACCGGGCGCCGGAAAACGGCGGCGCTGTCGGCGGCGATGTTATCGCTGTCAACGCCGGTGATGGCGTCGGCCCGGCTGCCGCATCCGCTACGGCGCCAGCCCCGATCACGATTCAGGTGTACGGCGCCCCCGGTCAAGACGCGGCCTCCATTGCGCGAGAAGTCTCGCGCCAGCTCGAGGCCGAACGACGAAAACACGCGGCCGCCGCGCGTAGCCGCATGACTTACGGAGATTCATGATGATGTTAACGCTGGGGCTGTTTGTTTTTATGCTGCACACGCTGCCGTATCAATCCATGAGCCGCAACGCGGAATATCGCTGGCCGAGCAACGGCCGCGTTGGCCTGCGCCCGGCGGCACAATTTCTGGGGATGGATGAGGAAAAAATCACGCTGTCCGGGGTGCTGCTGCCGGAGATCACCGGCGGCCGCTGGTCACTGCTGACGCTGCAATTGATGGCCGAGCAGGGCCGGGCGTGGCCGCTCATTGAGGGAACCGGCACGATTTACGGCATGTTTGTGATCGAGTCGATTTCTGAAACGCACTCCGAGTTTTTCGCCGACGGCAGCCCGCGCCGTACAGAGTTCACGCTCAACCTGAAACGGGTCGATGAATCCCTGTCGGCGATGTTTGGCGATCTGCGCCAGCAGGCCGGGGAACTGTACGATAAAGCCGGAGAGATGGCCGGGAAGGCCGCCGGTGCTATGGGAGGGTTGTTATCATGATCACCGGCGTAAGCCTGCCAGCCGGGGTGCGAGTTGCCCCGGATTTTTCGCTGTTGCTGCAGGATAACGACATCACGCAGAACATCCGCAAGCGGCTGATTTCGCTGTCGCTGACGGATAACCGGGGCTTTGAGGCCGACCAGCTCGACATCGAGCTGGACGACAGCGACGGACTGATGGCGATGCCTCAGCGCAATGCGGTACTGTCGCTGGCGCTCGGCTGGCAAGGCTCGCCATTGACGCCAAAGGGCCAGTTTACGGTCGATGAGGTCGAACACCGGGGCGCGCCGGACACGCTGACTATTCGCGCGCGTAGTGCGGATTTTCGCGGCTCGCTGAACACCCGGCGCGATGAGTCCTACCACGACACCACCCTGGGCGAAATAGTGCTGAAGGTGGCTGCGCGCAATAAGCTGAAAGCCTCGCTGGCCGCCGGTCTGGGCACCATCAAAATCAGCCATATTGACCAGACGCAGGAGACGGACGCGGCATTTATTACCCGGCTGGCAACGCTCAACGGCGCGGTGGCGGCGGTGAAAAATGGCGCTCTGCTGTTGTTGCGGCCGGGGAACGGCGCCACGGTAGGCGGGAAGCTGTTGCCGGTGTATATCATCACCCGGCAGGATGGCGATCAGCACAGTTTCAGCATTGCCGATCGGGATGCCTACACCGGCGTGACGGCGAGCTGGCTCAATACAAAACAGCCGAAGCCGAAGAAAGTGAAGCTGCAGCGCAAGCCAAAAGAGCAGCATTTGCGCGCGCTGCAACACCCGAAGGCGAAGCCGGGCAGCAGCAAAAAAACGGGGAAACCGGCGGAGGCGGCGAAAGGCGACTATCTGGTGGGAGCTGACGATAACGTGTTTGCGATCACCAAAATTTACGCCACCAAGGCCGCCGCAATGCGGGCAGCACAGGCAAAGTGGGAAAAGCTTCAGCGCGGTGTGGCTGAGTTCTCGCTGTCGCTCGCCATGGGGCGTGCCAACATCACCCCGGAAACGCCGGTACGCGTCAGCGGGTTTAAAGCGGCGATCGATGCGCAAGACTGGATAGTGAGCAAAGTTACGCACAATCTCAGCAATAGCGGCTTTACGACGGTGCTGGAGTTTGAGGTTTTGCTGTCGGATGTGATTTATGAAGTCTCGTAATGTGAATTGATGTTTTGTAAATTCACTTAAAGGTAGTTTTGTTCTCGATCGGGCGGAGTATTATCGCGACAAATGAGAGATTGAGAAGGGAATATCAACATGATGCATTGCCCGCTTTGCCGAACTGCCGCCCATGCCCGCACAAGCCGCTATCTAAGTGAGAATACTAAAGAGCGTTATCATCAATGCCAAAACATAAATTGCAGTTGTACTTTTGTGACGTTGGAATCTATTCAGCGGCAGATCGTATCACCGGGCAAAGTTGATATCGCTCCGCCACACCCAACCCGAAGCAATCAGGGAACACTTTGGATTTAACAAGAAGCCTGCGAAAGCAGGTTTTTTTATGCCCGTAAAATGGCTGTCGCCACTTTGTCGCCACAGGGTAGTTATGTGCTTTGTGTGGCATTGTTTTATAAGGATATTTTTTAAAGGCAACAAAAAACCCGATAATCTTGAACCTAAAAGGCGGGATTATCGGGCTCCACAAAATGGGGACATCAAAGAAAAGCAGTGGCACTAATTCAGACTGCGGCCCCAACGAAAGTTCTGGCCGGCGACAAAAAAATCAAAATATTTTTATCGCCGATCCATCTCTCCCGCTAATCGATCAGCCGAGTATCCCTGGCCATAGCACCACGATGAGTGAACCCGCCAACGTTAACAGCACGTTAGCGATGGCGTAGGTGCCGGCATAGCCCAGCGCCGGAATATTGCTGCGTGCGGTGTCGCTGATGATCTCCATCGCCGGTGCGCAGGTGCGGGCGCCCATAATGGCGCCGAACAGCAGGGCGCGGTTCATGCGCAGCACGTAGGCGCCGAACAGGAAGCAGATAACCACCGGCACCAGGCTGACGATCAGCCCGGCAATCAGCATCTGGCCGCCGACCGCGCCCAGGCTATGGCCGATGCCGGCGCCGGCGCTCAGGCCCACGCCCGCCATAAACACCATCAGGCCGAATTCTTTCACCATGTTCAGCGCGCCCTGCGGAATGTAGCCGAAGGTCGGGTGGTTGGCGCGCAGGAAGCCGAGCATGATGCCGGACATCAGCAGGCCGGCGGCGTTGCCGATGCCAAACGAGAAGTTACTGAACTGAATGGTGATCTGGCCGATCAGCAGGCCGATGATGAAGAAGGCGCAGAACGCCAGCAGGTCGGTCACCTGGCTGTGGATCGAGATAAAGCCAATCTTCTCCGCTACGCTCTTCACCCGGCGCGCGTCGCCGCTCACCTGCAGCACGTCGCCTTTGTTGAGCACGATGCTGTCGTCGATCGGCATTTCGATCTGGCTGCGGATCACGCGGTTGAGGAAGCAGCCGTGATCGGTCAGCTTCAGCTGGCTCAGGCGCTTGTTCACCGCGTTGCTGTTCTTCACCACGATCTCTTCGGTCACGATGCGCATGTCGAGCAGATCGCGATCGAACACTTCCTTGCCGTTGCGGAAGCTCGGGTCCAGCCGCGCGTGGGCGTCCGGGTAGCCGACCAGCGAGATCTCGTCGCCCACCTGCAGCACCGCGTCACCGTCCGGGTTGGCCAGAATGCCGTTGCGGCGGATGCGTTCGATGTAACAGCCGGTCTGGCGGTAGATGCCCAGTTCGCGCAGGTTCTTGCCGTCGGCCCAGGCCACCAGCTCGGGGCCGACGCGGTAGGCGCGGATCACCGGCAGGTAGACCTTGCGCTGGCTGTCGGTGTCCAGGCCGCGTTCGCGGGCGATCTGCTGGGCAGAGGTGGACAGGTCCTGGTGCTGCAGCTTCGGCAGGTAGCGCGCGCCGAAGATCAGGCTGACCAGACCGATCAGGTAGGTGAGAGCGTAGCCGAGGCTCAGATGATCCTGCGCCGCCAGCAGCGCCGGGCCGTTGACGATGGTGTTGCGCAGCGTGTCACCGGCGCCCACCAGCACCGGCGTCGAAGTCATCGAGCCGGCCAGCATGCCGGCGGTCAGGCCGATGTCCCAGTGGAACAGCTTGCCGAGACCGATGGCGAGCACCATCGCCGAGCCGACCATCACCAGCGCCAGCATCAGATAGTTTTTGCCGTCGCGGAAGAAAATCGAGAAAAAGTTGGGCCCGGCTTCCACGCCGACGCAGAAAATAAACAGCATAAAGCCGAGATTCAGCGCCTCGGTGTTAATGGCGAAGTGTTGCTGGCCGAGCAGCAGCGAAACCACCAAAACGCCAATGGAATTACCGAGTTGGACGGAGCCCAGACGGAGTTTACCGAGGCACAGCCCCAGTGCGAGTACCACGAACAGTAACAGAATGTAGTTACCGTTTAACAAACTAGCGACGTTTATGTTCACGGAGGATAACTTATTGTTTACCAGTAAGTGCTTGATATAGATAACTATAAGAGATAAATTCAGCCTTAAAACGACGTCATAAATCACCACCAGCGTAAGGCGAAGCGAACCATCGTTCAGCGGCGTTCATTCTAGACGCTATGACCGATGACAGCCAGCACAGAAAGCTGATTTCCTGCGCCGCCGTGCGCATTTAACTCTCTTTTGACCAAGGAAAAAATTCGGTTCAGCGTCTCCACTCGGGGAGCCGGGCCGATTTCTATTGATGCAGTAATTGGGCGGGGGAGAATTCGCATGACGAGTTATAGATATTGGCTGGGCATTCTCAGCTGTTTTCTGTTGTTCAGCCTGGTGTTTCTTGGCCAGCAAACCGGCCTGTTCGGCAGCACGGATCATGAGCACCACGGCGAAACCGGCCTGCTGCTGTTTGTGATCCCCGGTGCGATCGCCAGCTATCTGTCGAGCCGCAAGCGGCTGCTTTGCCCGCTGCTCGGCGCGCTGTATGCGCTGCCGCTGTGCCTGTTGATCCGCCACTTCTGGCTGACGCCGTCCTCTTCGTTCTGGCAAGAGCTGGCGTACGCCACCAGCGCAGTGTTCTGGTGCGTGTTCGGCGCGATGCTGATGCTGTTCGCCCTCGGCCTGTTGCAGACGCTGCAGCAACTGCACCGGCGGCAGCGGCAATAA